TCGGCTTTTTAACTTTAACTTTGCTTCTTTAACTTCTTTATTGACGGTTTTAATTTTTGTATCTTTTGCAAAATTAATTGCACACTTCCATTGGCACACTAGCTGAAGTGGTCTTTGAGGTGTAAAGTATACTTTACATATTTTACATTTCTTTTGCTTGATCGGTTTCACTAAATCTTACTCCCAATTCTGCACCGTAAGCATATATTTGTTCCATGTATAAACTAAATCCATGCTTGGTTAGTTTTTGAGTTGATCCAATTAATATTCGTCTGCCATCAGGTGTTTCTTCGAATTTACGATAACCTTCTTTAACTTGTGTAAGATCAAAAAAATCAGGTAAAAATTTTTCTTTAAAGTATTCATGCCATATCAAAGCTGAATATTGTCTGCCATGAACCCATGCTTGACTAGCTATGTCATTTAATGGCCCAGCCCACATTAAAGCATTAGCACTTAATGATCTACCCTTTTGTTCTTCACGAATAATAACTTCTAATGGTTTGTCTAAATCAATTGGTGCATTTTGTATTGCGTTTATAGCTGTGTCTATTTGAAGTTTACCTACAAGACGAATAGTTTTAGTTAAATATTCTGTTCTCATTTGTTTCTTCTTTCATAATCATCACGACAATCTAAATTGCAAAATCTTATTATAGATTTAGCTCCACAATTTAAACAAATACCAACGTGCTTGTAATTCATATTTTTATCTCTAACGTGCTTTATTGCAGCGTCACGATATTGTTCTTCAAGCTCGCTGGCTCTGTCAAATTCATCCATGTTAAAACGGAATGTCAGATTCCATGTCATCAAAATTTGTTTTTGGCGCAGGCGCAGATTCTTTATTGCGTGGTTCAAACAATGAAACAATAATTGTGCTTCTATTATCAGGATTAGCTAAACCTGCTGGATTAAATGTTCTATTAAGTAAAATATATTTGCGGCCATCTGATTCCATAACAGCTCCAACATTTTCATAAGTGCTTTTTACCGCACCTTCTTTGTTTGTATATTCACCTGTCTTTACTGCTAAATCCATAACTTTTTTACTAGCCATTTTTATTTTCCTTTGTAGTTAAATTAGATAATACATACTTCTCACCTAATTGTCTTTTTAAAAATTGAACTTTAATATTGCGTCTTTCCATAAATTCAATGTCATTTTGTGTTACAGGTAATGCAACTCCATAAAAACTATGGATTGTTGGTTCGTGATCCATTTTAAATGTTAGCTCTCCATAATGATCTAAAAAATATTCTTTCATTTAATCCTCGCACTTTCCATGAATACATCTTGCGTTTGCTAAAGCAGCTTCTTCAATATCTGCAATTGCATCTTTGCCAATAAAATCATCGGCTGCAATTCTTAATCTATTGTATAAACTGCGTTCCACTTCCGTAACAGAAGTTTTCATAAGAAAACCTCTATCTTTTGCATGATCTGAAATAACAGAGTTGACATAATCAGAAGGCTCTACACCCCATGACTCAACTTCATTATATTTCTTTTCGTCTATTTCAACTTCAATAATTACACTAAAGCGTTTCATGTTTCACCTTTCTGATAAGTTCTAACATTGATAATCTACCATGTTTTTTTTGATACCGTTCAAGCATAGCTCTTGCGTGTGGTTTAAAAGCACTTCGTAGCCAACGCACCCAACAACACTCATTATTAAAATTAAAACGGCCACGATTTTCATCGCAAAACTCACAATGATTTGTTGACTTCATTAATTCTTTGCCCAATCCATTTCATTACAGGAACTGCCATAGAATTGCCTAATGCTTTATATCTTGGGCCATCAGGTGTATTTTTTCCCTTTAATTTAATATCTGTGTAATTGTCAGGAAATCCTTGTAATCTTTCACATTCAATTGGAGTTAATCTTCTAACTGCATATTGATTTATCATTGCTATTTGATTATCGCCCATTTGCGCTCTTAAAGTTGGTGTCATTTCTTTTACAAATCTATTTGGCTCACCTTCTCTTTTTGTAATACCTGGTTCAAATCCATAAGCAACTCCATGAACATCTGTTTTAGTTAATGTATACATAACATTTTCTTTAGATACTCCAACTCCATTTGGACCGCCTTTATCTCTTCCAATTAAATTTCCTTGCATTGATACAACATGATAATCACCACTAAAAGCTTCTTGATTGCCAAGGAATTGTTTTTGCCCTTGTGAAGCAGCTAATGTGCCAATTGATTCTTTGCCACTTGATAATGCACAAGCAATATATTGAGAATCGGCAGTCATGTCATTTCCAACTCGACTAATTCCTGCAGCAGATGAAGTCAATGTAGGAGCTTTGTCGGCAACATAAGCAATCATTTTGCTATGATCAAAACTATCTATTCCTTTATAATCTCTTGCGAGCAATGTTCCAACGCTATCTGCAACATATCCGGGAGTTTCTTTCCCCTTGCTTTTGCTCTTCTTAATATCCCTTCGCAGGCTTTCTGACTCAAATAATACCTTTGCGGCAGGTTTCCAATCTCCAAGGTATCCGACAACAAACACTCTTCTGCGTCTTTGTGCGACTCCGAAGTGTTGAGCATCAAGCACTCTGTAGGCGAACCCATACCCGAGTTCAACCAACGCTCCGAGGAATGAACCAAAATCCCTTCCTTTGCCACTAGATAAGACACCTGGCACGTTTTCCCAAACGCACCATTTGGGTCTAAATTTGTCAAGAATTCCCACATAGGTGAGAGCAAGGTTTCCTCGTGGGTCTTCAAGTCCTTTTCGCAATCCTGCGACAGAGAAGGATTGACAGGGAGTTCCTCCAACCAAAAGCTCAACTGATTCATTTATATTCCAATCTTTATATTTAGTCATATCACCAAAATTACTTACATTCGGATAATGATGGTGCAACACTTCCGAAGGAAATTTTTCTATTTCAGAATAACCAACTGCTTTCCAACCCATATCATGCCATGCAACAGTTGCCGCTTCTATACCACTACAAACTGATAAATAATTCATTTTGTTCTTAAAGCCTCCCTAGCAAATTTAATTCCAATATCTATTTTGTATCTGCCCTTTTCTGCATCATTAATAATTTTTCTTGCCCATGCTTTTGGATCATTGCTTCTTTGATTAGCCATTTCTTTAGCAAGCGCTTTCATCTTTTCGTGATTGTTCTTTAGTTCTTGATCGCTAAAATGTCTAGGCAATGCTTTTATAAATTCTTTAGGCTCTTGCAATCTGCATAAATCTAAAATATCAGATATGGTTGGCATGAATTTATTAGAGTTAACGTATTTATCAAAAGCTTTAGATATAACCATAAACTCGTATTTTTCTAATTTAGCCCACCATATTCTTAAAGTTTCACGATCAAGGTCGGGTCTTGAATAAATAGTGGTTACGCTGTGAAGCATATCTCTAAATCCAATCTTTTCAGTTTCTATCAAAATGATTGCTCCTGTGGTTGTTCATCTTCCCAACGATGTTGATTAATCCAAGTGCTAGGGTTTGGTATAAATTGCCCATTATTTTTAAACCATTGAGGACTTTCTTTTTGCCAACTTAATGCTTGTAAAACAACAGTTAAATTGGGATTTACTTTTAACCAAGCTTTTTTAGCTGCTTCCTTACCTACTTTTTTAGGATAGGTCATCCAAAACATATCAAAATCATCCATATATATTTGTTCTGTTATGTTATGTTCTGTATCTGTTCTGTTCTGTTCTGGGGGCGTTACTGTAACGTTACTAGATTGTTTCATACGTTCTCTATGCTTTGCAACCCTTTCAGCGCTAGAGTCAGACACGAATTGACGCTTATCCCAATTAAGCACTTCATTGTCGTTATTAATAAAGTTTTTATCTAAAAATGTTGCTTTTGATGTTAGCCATTCATCCATAGATATTCGTAATTGAAACGCTACTTGTTCATCCTGTAACGTTACATTTCCGTTACATCTAATGCAAAATAACATAATCAATCTACGTTGATTTACTTCGCTTAACATCTGAACTTTTGGATCATGTGAAAATTCAGAATATAGCCTAAACCATTGATTTGCCATATTTAGCCCTTAAATTTGCGTTTTAAAAATATTTCAGGGTATTGAAGCTTAATTTTGGCTGGAATACCTCTACTTTTCCAAAGGTTTACCTTAATTCTGTCGTGGTGAGTAAGTAACCCAAGTTTCCTAGCAAGTTTCGTGCCACCCCCATAAAACTCAATGATTTCTTTATCTGTCATAGCCATACTATAATCCTTTTTAAATGTATCATCTAAAATCATTTAACATAAATGTTTAAATAATGCTTGTAATATAAATCTAATCGTTTAATATAGCAACTGAAGTTTTTAATTTTATGGAGGAATTATGAAACACGACTTTATCAAATCTTGCATCTTTGCTACTGCTACCTTGGCTTACATGGCTTTATGGTTGTATGTTTTATTCCCAATCCTTTCTAAACACTTTGGAGCTTAATATGACTATGCACGAAGAATACGCACAAGACTTAATTGACACTGATCCGTTAGAAATTATTAATCAAATAGACCTAGATCAAATAGCTGGCACAATTAGAGCTATATATTGGGCTAATGAACGTGGCGATATGTTAAGCGTTAATATATTTGCCAAATCATTAAGTATGGCTTTGTTTGATAAAGCGATGGATATTACAGAAAAAAAGTTCCAAGAAAATAATGTTTATCAAGGCCCTTTTGACGAAATGTATGACATGGGTCATTCACATAAGGATTTTTTATGATTACATATATTAGAAATATTGTGTATTTGTATTACAAAGGATTTACTTTTAAAAAATCAATGCAATTAGCGAAAGGCATTAAATGACTACATATAATGAATTAAGAAAGATTAATGTTAATGAATATACAGAGAAAAAAGGCAACTTAACATATCTTTCATGGGCATGGGCAGTTGATACATTACTTCAAAATGATCCTATGGCAACATGGGAATTTCCTGAACCAAAAACTTATAACGATACTATGATGGTTTATTGCAATGTTTCAGCTCTTGGTAAAACCATGAAAATGCAATTACCTGTTATGGATCATCGCAATCAAGCTATTAAAAATCCTGATGCTCGTAAAATATCTGACAGTTCAATGAGATGTCTTGCAAAATGTATTGCTTGTTTTGGTATTGGTTTATATATCTATAGTGGGTCTGATCTTCCTGAAGAAGAATCAGCTTCACAAGATGAATTTGAAAATGTTATTAAACAAATCAATAAAGCAGAATCTATTGATGAATTGATGAGTATTTATAAAGAAGCTTCAACAAAGTTTGACAAGGTGTCTTTAGCAAAATTAAAGACTTATTTAACTGATCGTAAAAATGAATTGGAGGCATAATATGAATCAGCAAGAACGCTTAACAGAATATTTAGAAAAGCATGGAACAATTGATCCATTAAAAGCATGGACTCAATTAGGCATCTATCGATTAGCAGATGGTATTTTTAAACTACGCAAAAAAGGTTATGACATAACAACCAGCGACAAAAAAGTTAAGAATAAATTTAAGGAAGTTTGCGTAGTGGCTGAATATAAATTGGAGGCTAATAATGAGTGACATTATTCAGGGCAGCCAAGAATGGTTAGAAATGCGTAGAGGCTTTGTCACAGCATCAAAGGTTGCAGATATTATGGCTAAAACTAAAACAGGGCCAAGCGCTAGTCGGCAGAATTATTTAATCGAGTTGGCTATTCAGCGAGTCACAGGAATTGTGGAAGAAACATTTAAAAATGAAGCCATGATGCGTGGGACTGAAGAAGAACCAAAGGCTCGTGAAGCATATCAGCAAATTACTAAAACTTTTGTTGAGGAACTGCCTTTTGTAAAGCACAAAACAATTGAATGGTTTGGTTGTTCACCTGATGGCATTATTAGAAATAATGATGGCACATATAATTTGTTAGAAATTAAAAATCCTAACAGTGCTACGCATTGGTCATATATTAAAGCTGGCGAACCACCAACAAAATATAAAATTCAAATGATGGCGCAGATGGCTTGCACAGGTTCTGAATGGTGCGATTTCTTTTCTTATGATAGTCGTATGCCTGATGGTAGTAAATATTTTATAGCTAGATTACAACGTGACGTTTCTTTTATTGATGATATGGAAAATGAAGTAAAAACATTTTTAGAAGAAGTTGCACATGAAACTAAACTTATGGAAAACCGAGTTTAATTTGAATAATGTTATAATACCCATTGGCAATAACACAAGGGGATCATTTATGATTGACCAGGCGTTACTATGTCTTGCGCAAACCATATTTATGGAAAGTAGTTCTGCTACTGAAAAGCGTGAGGCTCAAATTGGCGTTGGCTATGTATTAATGCGCAGAGCTGACTTTGACCCAAAACAGGTGTGTTACGAAATGAAAAAGCCATATCAGTTTACATGGTATGGAAAGGTTAAACCACCTGAACCTAAAAAAATTGATCCATACTATCTTGATCTTGCATATCGCATCATGCACAAGTTAGAGCCTGACTATTCCCAAGGCGCAACCAATTTCCACGACACTTCAATCTCAAAACCTCAATCATGGTTCAAACTTAAAAAAACTGTTCAATGGTCGCACATGATTTTTTACAAAATGGAGGAAACAAAATATGCTCAATATTGAGTTATATGCTAAACAGCTTAATGGATTAGATGTTCAATCCGTATTAAATCCAACAAAATTGCAAAACCCACCTGAAGATGTTTCATTAGATTATTACGTTTATCGTGGTAAAAAAGGCTATGCAAGTTTTTTATCGGCTAACAATAAAGAAAGACAAATTTCTTGCAATATTAAATTAATATTTGACGGAAAAACAAATTTGCTGAAAGATGTGAAGTTTATTGAAATAAAACATAAAGATAACCAAAAATGGAAGAAGTAATACATTTTATAGTAAAGTGCTTAATGTTTTGTGGATGTGCTGGTTTATTGATCGGCACTTTTTTTATGCTTGAACTTTTATTTGGAACTCATATATGTCATTGACTAAAGAACAGTTGCTTG